ATTAGTACAGTCTAAGAAGAAAGGAGCTAGACCTCCCGGTAGACCTCCGGGTGATAAAGCTATAATGGATGAGTACAAGGCTAGGCTTCTTGCGTCTCCCAAGTCTCGTAAGGTTTTAGATACTATATTAGATGCTGCTCTAGATGATGAGCATAAACATCAAGCTGCTGCTTGGAAACTTCTAGTAGATAGACTTATGCCACTCTCTTCGTTTGATACTAGTTCGGGTGGTGGGGACAAGCCTAGTATCAACATAACTATTTCGGGTGTTACTGAGGTAGAGAATATAATAGACGGAGAGGTTATAGATAACGATAATGGCTGATTACTATACTTTATTAGCTAAAGAAGCAAGGAAAAGAAATTGGAATCCCGATCATATTAATGTCTTTGAAAACTGGCGTAACTCTGTTGGGCAAATAGAATCTAATAACATTCCTACTAGAACTCAAGGAGATTCTCCAAAAGGAATTGGTAGGGGTAAGTATCAATACGAAACGTCTAAAGGCTCTGCAACAAATAAAACAGCAACAAATAGACTTAAATCGTTTTTAAAGAAAAATAACTTTTCAATAAAAGACTTACCAGAATCAGACAGGAAAGTATTATCTAAAGGAGACCCCGACTTTTCTTTGTTGTCAGAGGATACTCAAGACATTATTTTCTTGGCTGATAAAAGTGAAGCACCAGAAACAAAGTTAAATGATTTAGTTAGTGGTGCTATTAGCCCTGATGATGCATGGATTAAATGGCACTGGAAAGGTTCTAAAAAAGAAGCTGAAAAGAAAAGGGAACAATGGTTTCGTAACCTAATTGACCCAGAAGAAGAAGTAGTAGATTTAAACACCACAGGGTTTGAGTCTACAGTTGAATGAGTAATGACCTCAGTATTAAACTACTCCCTTGGCAACAAGAAGTTTGGAATAGTGAAACTAGATTTAAGATAGTAGCTGCTGGTAGACGTACTGGTAAATCCAGACTAGCTGCTTGGCTACTTATCGTAAATGCTCTACAGCTAGAGAAGGGTCATGTTTTCTACGTAGCCCCCACACAAGGGCAAGCAAGAGATATTATGTGGACTACTCTATTAGAGTTAGGGCACCCAGTAATCAAGTCTAGTCATATTAACAACCTACAGATTACACTGGTTAATGGGGCTACCATTAGCTTGAAGGGTGCAGATAGACCAGAGACTATGCGTGGTGTGTCTCTTAAGTTCTTAGTACTGGATGAATACGCTGATATGAAACCAGCAGTGTTTGACCAAATCCTTCGTCCTGCCCTAGCTGACCAACGTGGTAGTGCTTTGTTTATCGGTACTCCTATGGGTCGTAACCACTTCTATGAGTTATTTAAACAAGCTGAGTTAGGGGATGACCCTACACTAGAGTCTTGGCACTTTACTTCGTATGACAATCCCCTATTAGCAGAAGAAGAGATAGAAGCTGCTAAAAAGACTATGAGTTCCTTTGCGTTTAGGCAGGAGTTCATGGCATCGTTTGAGGCACAGGGCAGTGAACTATTCAAAGAAGAATGGATTAAGTTTAGTGAAGAAGCTCCAGAGATTGGGGACTATTACATTTCTATTGACTTGGCTGGTTTTGCAGACGTATCTAAAGCTAATACATCAAAAGCTAAGAAGCTTGACCAAACGGCTATTAGCGTTGTTAAAGTAAATGAAGAAGGGTGGTACGTAGAGGAGTTAGTCTACGGCAGGTGGGATGTTAAAAAGACAGCAGAGAAGATATTCAGAACTGTACTAAAGTATGAACCTATCTCTGTTGGTATTGAGAAGGGGGCGTTAAAGAACGCTGTACTTCCTTATCTTATGGACTTACAAAAGTCTCGACAAAAGTTCTTTCGTGTAGAAGAACTAACACACGGCAACAAAAGAAAAGTAGATAGGGTCATTTGGGGCTTACAAGGTAGGTTTGAAAATGGTGCTATCACTCTCAACACTGGAGATTGGAACGCAGAGTTCCTAGATGAATTATTCCAGTTTCCTAACCCCCTAGTTCACGATGACCTTATCGACTCCTTAGCGTACATAGACCAACTAGCTAAAGTTAGTTACTCGTATGATATAGAGTATGAAGATGAATTTGAATTTATAGACCCTATTGCAGGATATTAATGTATGGATATGGAAAAAGTAATACCTTTAGACCTGTCTGATAGGGATGAACTACCTAACCTAATACCTTTTGACCCAGAAACTATGAAGCCACAGGATATAGGTTTTGGACAACCATCCACAGAAATTTTAATCTCTGAAGATTCTCCAGAGGGACAAGTTTGGAATATACCCAGCTTATGGTGGAGTCCTGAAGGAAATCCTACTTATGTTTCTCCAAGAACAGCGGCAAGATTAGCATACACGTATGAAAAAGAAAATGATGTCAAGTTTCCAAGATTTCCAAAAGGGGCTTATAAAGAGGCTTCGGAAGCTGCTCAGGAAAGTTCCTCTGTAGGAGGGGCAACTAACAGAAAACTAGCCAACTAGGGTAAAGTATGGAAAATGAAGATAACCTATTGAACAACATTAACCTAGAACAGTGGGTGATGGATAAATGTGAAGGGTGGCGTGACCACTATGATGATAACTATCGTGTATCACATGAAGAGTATTACAGATTATGGCGTGGTATCTGGTCTAAGGAAGATAGCCTAAGACAAACTGAACGCTCTCGTATCATTACACCTGCACTACAGCAAGCAGTAGAATCGTCTGTAGCTGAGGTAGAAGAAGCAACCTTTGGTAGAGGTAGCTGGTTCGATATTAAAGACGATATGCAAGACCCTACAGGCTCTCAAGACATACAGTTTTTAAAGAATCAACTAGCTGAGGACATGACCTTCGCTAAAGCTAGAACCTGTGTTTCAGAATGTTTACTTAATGCTGCTATTTACGGTACTGGTATTGGTGAAGTCTACATTGAAGAGACTAAAGAAAGTATACCAGCTATGCAACCTACCCCAGATGGTCAAATGCAAGCTGTAGGTGTTATAGAGCGTGATAGATTCTTGGTTAAGCTACGTCCTATCATGCCACAAAACTTCCTTATTGACCCACTGGCTACATCTATCGAAGAAGCCTTGGGTTGTGCAGTAGATATGTACGTACCACTACACCAAGTAGAGATGGATATTGAGAAGGAAGTCTATCGTGATGTAGATGTAGAGACTGTTGCTGCAGATGATGACCTTGAACCTGACCAAGACATTACAATAAACGTAGATGATAGAGTTCGCCTTACTCGTTACTACGGATTAGTACCTAAAGCCCTGTTTGATGAGGCAGAAGGTGAAGAACTAGAAGAAGATGAGATTGCTGTAGCACTAGGTGAGACAGAAGAGAAAGAATCTGGCTATATTGAAGCTATGGTAGTGATTGCTAACGGCGATACCCTGCTAAAAGTGGTAGCTAACCCGTTTATGATGCAAGATAGACCTATTGTAGCGTTCAAATGGGATGCAGTACCTAGTAAATTCTGGGGTCGTGGCATTTGTGAGAAGGGTTACAACAGTCAAAAAGCCCTAGATACAGAACTACGTGCGCGTATAGACGCTCTTGCACTTACTGTACATCCTATGATGGCAGTAGATGCTAGTCGTATGCCTAGAGGCTCTCAGTTTGAGATACGTCCGGGTAAGACACTGCTTACTAACGGTAATCCAGCAGAGATATTACAACCATTTAAGTTTGGTGCTGTAGATAATATCACCTTTACACAAGGTGCACAGCTACAAAACATGGTACAGCAAGCCACAGGTGCAGTAGATACTGCTGGTATGCAGAACGCTATGAACGGTGAAGCAACTGCTGCTGGTATCTCCATGTCTTTAGGTGCGATTATCAAGCGTCACAAGCGTACCTTGCTTAACTTCCAAGATAACTTCCTAATCCCATTTGTTACTAAAGCTGCACATCGTTATATGCAGTTTGACCCACAACTTTACAAAGCACAAGACCATAAGTTTGTAGCTTCTAGTTCTCTCGGCATCATTGCTCGTGAGTACGAAGTAACACAGCTAGTACAACTCCTCCAAACTATGCCAGCAGAAAGCCCTATGTACAGCTTCCTAGTTCAATCTATTGTTGAGTCTATGAACCTTACTAAACGGGAACAAATCCTTGCAGGTATCGAGCAAGCTAACCAACCAAACCCAGAAGCACAACAAGAAGAGCTTATTCGTAAGCAGTTTGAACTTGAGATTGCTAAAGCTAACTTGCAACAAATCCAATTACAAAATGCAGAGATACAAAGTCGTATTCAACAAAACAGTGTAGAGACTCAGTTACTACCTGTTGCTGAAGAGACTGACCGTATCGAAGCTATTGCTAAGACACTACCACCTGATGAGTTTGCACAAGCTGTCAAGATGGCAGAACTTAGCTTGAAGCAGCAAGAGTTAAAAGTAAAAGAAGATATTGTTGAAATGCAAATGAGGAGACCTAATGGTAACTAAGCAAGAACTTGATGGGGTGCTGATAGAAATCAACAACATCCTGCAAGCGATAGACAAGCGTATTTCAGATTTAGAAAAAGCTAATAAACCTAAACCAGTAACAAAAAAGGCTACAGCTAAAAAATAAACTTAACCACACATACACCTATCGGGAGAATGTATGACACCAGAAAATGTAAAACATTACGAAAACTACTTTGACTTATTTAACACAGATGGCTGGTCACAGCTTATGGAGCAAGTTCAAGTAGATAAGGATAACTTCCAGATTGAAGCTATTGCAGATGAAAAGACTTTGTATCAAACACAAGGACAACTTTACGTTTTAAATACTTTAATCAATATGGAAGATATGGTCAGGGCAGCGTACGACTCTATTCTAATTGGCGAGAAGGAAGCCGTTAATGGCGAATAGAATCTATGACTTTAAATGCTCAAACGGACATATTACTGAACGCTTTATAGATTCTGAAACGCAGACTATAGAGTGTCCTGTATGTGACCAAGATGCAAAGCGGGTAATTTCTAAATGTTCTTTTGTATTAGATGCTGTATCTGGAGACTATCCGGGAGCAACTATGAAGTGGGCAAGAGAACATTCGAAAGCCGCCAAGAAATAATCTTTTAATTTTCCACAATACTTATTTAAGAGTACGGAGTTTATAATATAATGGCAACAATACTAGATACACCAGAGGAATTTAACGAAGAAAATCTACAAGAAGGCGAAGAGCTTTCTACGTTTGAAGAGCAAGAATCCGTAGAGGACAACCTTGAACAAGAACAAGTAGTAGAAGAGCAACCTAAAGAAGAAGATAGCCTACCAGATAAATATAAAGATAAGTCTGTAGCAGAAATTGTACAGATGCATCAAGAAGCTGAAAAGCTAGTTGGTAGACAAAGTTCAGAAGTAGGAGAACTTCGTAAGGTTGTAGACGACTTCATTAAAACAAACCTCGACAACAATACCCACGAAAAACAAGCTGAGGTTGAAGAGATTGATTTCTTTGAAAAACCTAAAGAAGCTATTGAACAATCTATATCATCTAATTCTGATATTCAAGAAATTAAACAGATGAAGATAGACATGGCTCGTAGAGATGCTATGAATAGGTTGGAGCAAGCACATCCTAACTTTATGGACACTGCTAAGTCAGCAGACTTTTTAGATTGGATTAAGGCTTCTAAAGTACGGACAGAACTTTTACAACGCGCTGACAGTAACTTTGATTTTGATGCAGCAGATGAGCTTCTTTCTACTTGGAAAGAA